CGGGCTGCGCTGCTGGCCGGGGGCGCTGGCCATCGTCGTCCGCGCCAAGTTGCCGGAGAACGTCGGCCTCTTGGTGCGCTGCATTGAGCTTGTTCCATTGGACGCCGGGGCGGGCCCGATGTGGATGACCGAGTGCGCGCGACCTGCGCCGTCGGTCTGGATTCACAGCGGCCGGCCGTCGCCCGGCTTGGAGCATCGAGCGCTGTGCCCTGACGCATGGCTTCGCCCCATCACGCCCCCGCCCGGCACCGACTGCACCACGCACGACGCCGACAAGCCGCAGTCGGTGGAGGCCGCCTAAATGCGCCGTCTGCACTTCAAGCACCCAAACACGACGCCCGGGGTGCGCGGCCTGTACGTGCGCGACTGGCGGGGCACGAAGATCGAGCCGGCCCACGAGCGCACTCTTTGCGTGGACGCATGGGAGCCTGTCGCGGACCCCAAAGACATCCTGTTCCCGGGCGTCTGGTACGTGTTCCCGGGTATCAACGACGCCAGCGAGCAGCGCCTGCCTTGGCGCGAGGCAGCGGATGACGAGATTCGCGCGTGCCTGTGGCGCTATCCAGATGCGCACCGCTGGCTTGAGGAAAGGGAGTCCGCCTGAATGCTCGCCTCCACCGAACCCCGCTGCGCCGGCTTCGTGACCGAGGCCGACCACACGCGCTGCACCCGCCGCTTCGAGTGCGCGCGGTTCGCCGAGCCCGAGGGCGTGCTCGGCCCCTTGGCGATGAGCCTGTGCGGCGCTGGTGTGGATGCCTTCAAGCATGCCGCCAATGTCGCCCAGCCGCAGACCGAGGGGAACCCCTATGCCGCATCCCACCCCGGGGTGCTGGCCGTGAACACAGTGAACACCACATCGGAGTCAGCATGAGGACGCCTGGGAAACGCCTGCTCGGGCCCGGCTACGCGGAGGCGCTGCGCGTCTTCGCTGACGGCCCCGCCACATGGCGGGACGTGGCCGAGCGCCTGGGCACCCGCCGCCAGAGCGCGCAGGCCGTCTGCCACGGGTTCTGCAAGCAGGGCCTCGTGCACATCGCCGAGTGGACCCGCGTCAAGGTCGAGAGCCGCCAGTACCTGACGCCGGTCTATGTGCTGGGCGAGGGCGAGAACGCCCCGAACCCGGTCTACACCCGCGAGTCGAAGGCCCGCGTGCGGCCCGAGCTGCTGGCCTTCTGCCAGCTGATCCGCGAGCTGCAGGACGCGCCTTGGCACGCCGCAGCGCTGGCCAAGCACCTCGGCTGCTCGGTGCGCTCGCTGCGCGTGACCATGAAGCGCCTGCACGCGCTGAAGCTGACGCGCATCGAGGAATGGAAGCCGCGCCAGGGTGGCGGGCCGGCCATCGGCTTGACCGGCTGGGGCCCCGACATCCGCGACACCCCGCGCCCGCCAAAGCTGTCCGTGCAGGAGATGCGCCGCAAGCACAACCGCCTGTTCACCGAGCGCCGCCGGCAGATCAAGCTGCTGCACGCGATGGCCGGCAACGCCATCGCGGCCAACGACGAGCGGAGGGCCGCTTGAGCCACTTTTTCAACGTCGTCAGCCGCGACATCGCCAGCAACCCGGTCGCGCGCGCCATCGCCAAGAAGCGCATCGAGTCGGCCATCCGCGACTTCCTGATCGACTGCTACTTCTTGGAGGACGGCGCAGCCTCAGCCGGCGACTACTTGGCCGCCGCGCGCGTCCTGACTGTCTCCATCCGCCTGTGCGAGCAGGCCGGAACCGAGGCCCCGGGCGTCATCCGCGGCGCGCTGTCGTGCTGCCAGCAGGCCGCGCAGCGCCGGTTCACCTGGCGCCGCCTGGACGCCCCGGCCATCGACGCCGGGATGCTGGAGGCTCAGCAGCTCGTTCAGGCCGCCAGCCCCGCCGAACTCCAGCGGGCCTGGGCTTTCGTGATGGAGATCGAGAGGGCTGCGGCATGAGCGTCCGCATCATCCAAGGCGACTGCCGCGAGGTGCTCCGCACGCTGCCGGCTTGGAGCGTGCATTGCTGCGTCACGAGCCCGCCGTACTTCGGCCTGCGCGACTACGGCCACGCCGGGCAGATTGGGCTAGAGCAGACGCCTGCCGAGTACGTCGAGCAGATGGTCGCGGTGTTCCGCGAGGTGCGGCGCGTGCTGCGTGATGACGGCACGCTTTGGCTGAACCTGGGGGACAGCTACGCGGCGAATCGTGCCTACCAAGTTCCGAGCACCAAGGGCGGGCCGAAGCACAGCGACAGCCAATCTGCCGGCGGCAAGGGCAGCACGGTGCCCGATGGGCTGAAGCCAAAAGACCTCATCGGCATCCCCTGGCGCGTGGCCTTCGCGCTGCAGGCCGATGGGTGGTATCTGCGCCAGGACATCANNAAGGCGCACGAGTACGTGTTCCTGCTGTCGAAGTCGGAACGGTACTTCTACGACGCCGACGCGGTGGCCGAGGAATCCACTGGCGCCGCCCCTGGCAACACCACGCACAAGCACACGGCGGCGCACGAAGCCGGCGACGAGAGGGCGCGCACGAAGTCCGGGCTGGTGGCCTACGCCGAGCGCCAGCGCAGCAAGCGCGACAGCTTTCGCCGCGAAGACAGCAAGCGCGCCGAGGTGATCCCTGGGCAGACCGCTGGCACTCACCGGCCCGACCGAGCGGAGAGCGAGTACGACACCGGCCGCCGCAACAAGCGCAGCGTCTGGACCATCGCCACCAAGCCGTTCGCCGAGGCCCACTTCGCCACGATGGCGCCCGAACTGGCCGAGACGTGCATCAAGGCCGGCTGCCCAGAAGGCGGCACGGTGCTGGACCCGTTCGGCGGCGCTGGCACCACGGGCCTCGTTGCCGACCAGCTGCAGCGCCACGCCGTGCTGTGCGAGTTGAACCCCGACTACATCGCCATCGCCCGCCGCCGCATCGCGGCTGATGCGCCGCTGTTCGCGGAGGTCGCAGCATGAGCGACAAGCCCGCCCCTTACCCAGCCGACACCCGCGCCAAGGGCTGGCGCTTCGAGATCGACCTCGAGCGCGTGCGCCAGTCCGACACCTGGGCCATCGCGCCGGCCGAGGCCCGGCCCTGGCTGTTCATGCTGTGGTGCGAGTCCTGGCTGCAGACGCCGTGCGGCTCGCTGCCCACCGACGAGGCGCTGATCTGCGCGCGCATCGGCATGCCCGCCAAGCTGTGGGCCAAGCACCGTGCCGCGATGCTGCGCGGCTGGTGGCAGGCCGACGACGGCCGGCTCTACCACCCGACCATCACCGAGCTCGTCGTGGCGATGCTGAAGCGCAAGGACGCGGAGCGCCAGCGGAAAGCCGAGTACCGGGCGCGGATGGACGCGGAGCGGGCGAAGGAGTCCGGGAATGTCCCGCGGGACACGACAGGGACAGACGCGGGGCGGACGCCGGAATCCGGTGGGAGTGACGACACCGGAACCGGAACCGGAACCAGTAAAGAGAGCTACGGCCCTGACGGGCCTACGCTCTCTGCGCGCGGGGCCATCGGCGTCGCCCTGAAGGCTGCCGGCCTGGACCCGATGAGCTTCAACCTCGCCGACCCCCGGGTCGACGCCCTGATCGCGGCCGGCGCCACGCCCGAGCAGTGGCAGGGCCTGGCCGCCGAGGCGCTGACCGGCGGAAAGCAGGCGCCGTGGGCCTGGGTGCTGGCCGTGCTGCCCGAGCGCCTGAAGGCGGGTAAGGCGATCAAGCCCGCAGGCCGGCACGCCGGCTTCGCGGCCAAGGACTACCGAGCAGGAGTGACCGATGACGGCTACATCGCCGCAACCTGAGCGCAGCCTTCTCGGGCCGCGCGAGCCCGACCGCGAGGTCGTCTGCGACAAGCACGGCGCCTTCGTCTCGCGCCACGTCTACCGCGCGATCTGGACGCAGTGCCCGACGTGCGAGGCCGAGGCGCGCAGCCAGCGCGAGGCGGCAGAGGAGGCCGCGCGCATCGCCCGGCGCCGCGAGCACCTGGCCGAGCTGCTGCAGACGACGGCCATCCCGTCGCGGTTCATCGGCCGCACCTTCGAGGGCTTCGCGGCCCCGACGCCGGCTCACCAGCACGCGCTGACGGTCTGCCGGGACTACGCCGAGCAGTTCGACGACTTCGCGCGCCGCGGGCACGGGCTGATCCTGTCGGGCCTGCCGGGCACGGGCAAGAGCCACCTGGCCGCGTGCATCCTGCAGGCGCTGATCGAGCGCCGGCAGGTCCGCTACACGACCTGCATGGACATGATCCGGGCCATCCGCGACACCTGGCGCCGGGACTCCGAGCGCACCGAGTCGCAGGTGCTGGGCGCGCTGCAGCGGCTCGACCTGCTGGCGATCGACGAGCTCGGCATGCAGTACGGCACCGAGGGCGAGCAGACGATCCTGTTCGACGTGCTCGACCGCCGCTACCGCGAGGTGCGGCCGACCATCGTGCTGACGAACCAGGACCAGCGCGGGCTGCGCGAGTTCGTCGGCGACCGCACCTTCGACCGGCTGGCCGAGGTGTCGCGCTGGGTGCCCTTCGACTGGCCCAGCTACCGGCCGCAGGCGCGTCGGGAGGCCGCGGCATGACGCCCCAGGCCTGCATGGGCGGCTGGTGCACGCTGCGCGCCAAGTGCCCGCACTACCACGCCGCCGACCGGCGCGAGCCCGAGGAGCGGCTGTGCTGGCCGGGCCAGGACGGCGAGATCCTGGAGGGCTTGCCGCTGGTGCCGATCCGCGCCGCGGCCAGCCGGGCGCCGGCTGTGGAGGGCGCGCGATGAGCGGCAAGCGAAGCCGCAACAAAGGCGCCTCCGGCGAGCGCGAGTTCCTGCGCCTGCTGGGCGACGAGCTGGGCGAGATGCTCACCAGGAACCTGTCGCAGACGCGCGAAGGCGGCGCCGACTGCCTATGCGTCAAGGGCTGGGCCATCGAGGTGAAGCGCTGCGAGAGCCTCAGCCGCCGCGCTTGGTGGCGGCAGGCTTGCGAGCAGGCCGAGCGGCTGGGCGTGGAGCCGATGCTGGCCTACAGGCGAAACCGGGAGCCGTGGCGGGTGTGGGTGGTTCCGTATGCGGACATGACCGTTGCCCAGGCGGCGGGCGTGATCCGGGAAAAGCTGCTGGGGTGGCCGTGATGGATGAGCGCCAAAGCACAGCAGCCGGCAAGCGGCAGCGCCGCGCTGCGATGAACCGGCAAGGCTTTGAGCTGAACCCGCCGCGTTGCCTGAATTGCGACTACTTCAGCCCGCCATCGCACGGCGCCCCGGCACCAGATGGCCGCATCAAGGTTGCGTACCGCGTCATGCGCTGCAAGCTCGGCGGCTTTGAAGTCAAGCCATCGTCAATCTGTGACAAGTGGCGAGGCCGAGACGGCGAAGAGCTGGAGGGCGCGTAATGCCAACACTCCCTGACGGCCGAGAGGTAGCCAGCGACAGCGAGGAATGGCGCCACTGCTGCGAGGCAGACGCCATCAACAAGCTGCCAACACTCGCAGACCGCCGCGCATGGCTGGAAGCGATAGAGAAGCGCCGAGGTAAGCCTGAGGCCGACCGGCTTAGGAAAACGATGCTAGCCCTTTGGGGGAAACGATGAAGCGTGACGCGGTGGACTTTCACCAGGTGCCCGAGGCCCAACAGCCCATTCACGGCCGGCTGCTCAATTGGGCGCGCTGGTGCCGCAACTCTGCCCACGGCATGCAGCATCCCATGTGGCGGTTCTACAAGCCGCCGCGTGAGGGCGTTAACCTTGTCCCCGAGTCATCCGAGCCCATCAACGCCGCCGAGGCGTGGAAGGTGCAGCAGGTTGTGAAAGGGCTCCCTGAGCTGTACCGCCACGCGATCCAATGGTTCTACGTCTTCCCGGTGTCGCCGCGCCGCAAGGCCAAAGAGCTTGGGCTGACGGTCGAGGGGCTGGCTCAGGCGGTGATTGATGCGCGGAACATGATGCGGAATCGTGGCGCTTGACATCGCCGGCGGAATCTGTCAACCTCCGCGTAACGTGTGAGCCCATAGGCATAAGACGCGCCCATCCCTAACCGGAGGCGGCAGTGTCACCATTGCAAGGCTACGCGCCAGCGCCCCGGGATGGGGCGTTTTGCTTTGTGGCTCGCTTTCGGGCGAAACAGCACCGCCGCCGGGTGAGCCATGGACAAACAAACAGCAGGAATCGGGAAGGGCACGCCAGGCCCGGGTCGGAAGAAGGGTGTTCCCAACAAGAACACGGCCCTCATCCGCGACATGATCGTGCAGGCGCTCGACAACGCTGGCGGGGTGGAATACCTCACCAGCATTGCGCAGAGCCACCCCGCGCCTTTCTTGGCGCTGATCGGCAAGGTTCTGCCGGTACAGCTCACGGGCGCCGATGGCGGGCCTATCGAGCATAGCCACTCGACCAAAGAGCAGCGCGATGCAGCGGTTGCCGCAGCGACCCGCGCCGACTCCTGAAGACTTCGCTTTCTCGCGGCTGATTGCCTATGCGGCGCACCAGTGGCCCGGCTACAGGGACGCGGCGCATCATCGGTTGATTGCGAGGAAGCTGGAGGCGGTAGAGCGCGGGGACTGCAAGCGGCTGATGATCTTCATGCCGCCTCGCCACGGCAAAAGCATGCTGGCGTCTGAGTTCTTCCCGGCGTGGTATCTCGGGCGCAACCCGGATCACTACGTCATCGCCAGCACCTACGCGCAGGACTTGGCCGACGACTTTGGGCGCAAGGTCAAGGCGCAGATACAGGATCCGGCGTTTAGCGCGATCTTTCCCGGCGTGAAGCTGGCCGAGGACTCGCAGAGCGTGAAGCGGTTTCACGTTAACGGCGGGGTAGAGGTCGGAACGGCGCAGAGGGGCGCTTACTACGCTGTCGGCGCTGGTGGCGCTCTCACGGGCCGGGGCGCGCATCTGCTGCTGATTGACGACCCGATCAAGAACCGGGAAGAGGCCGACAGCGAGGTGATCCGCCGCCGGCTAAGGGATTGGTACAAATCCACGGCTTACACGCGCCTGATGCCGGGCGCGCGGGTTGTGGTGATCCAGACCCGGTGGCATGAAGACGACCTAAGCGGCTGGTTGCTGAACGAAGCCCAGCATGAGAAGTGGGACGTTCTGTCGCTGAAGGCTATCGACGGCGGCAAGGCGCTTTGGCCTGAGCAGTACCCGATAGAGGCTTTGGAGCGCATCAAGGCCGCAGTCGGCCCGCGTGAGTGGTCCGCGCTGTATCAGCAGGAGCCGGCCAGCGAGGATGGAACCTACTTCCAACGGGCGTGGTTCAAGGAATGGAAGACGCGGCCCGAGCTGCACGCCTACGGAACCAGCGATTACGCCGTGACAGCAGACGGCGGCGACTACACGGTGCATCGTGTCTGGGGTGTCGCGGCCAATGGCGACCTGTACCGGCTGGATGGCTGGCGCGGGCAGACCAGCTCAGACAGGTGGATTGAGCATCAGCTTGACCTGATCGCGCGACACAAGCCGCTGGCGTGGTTTGGTGAGGCCGGCGTGATCCAGAAGGCCATCGAGCCCATGCTGACCCGCCGGATGCGGGAGCGCGGCACTTTCTGCCGGATGGAGTGGCTGCCCAGCATCTCGGACAAGCCGACGCGGGCGCGCGGCTTTCAAAGCCGGCTGGCGATGGGCGCCGTCTACTTTGAGCCGGGCGCGGATACCGAAGAGTTCATTCGGTTCCCAGCGGGCAAGCACGACGACGACGTGGACACGGCAAGCCTCATTGGCCGTGCGCTGGACATGGCGCATCCGGCGATTGCTGCGCCCAAGGAAACGAAGCGACCCAAACAGGACCGTTACGCCCGAGCTTTCGGGGAACACGAAGACGACGACTCATGGAAAACAGCGTAGACAAGCAGGCACCGAGGGACACAACCCTCGAAATGCTTGTTCGTTGGTATGAGTCCGCCGAGCAATCGAGCATGGATGCCCGCCGCGAGGCCGAGCGCGACCGCGACTATCGCAACGGCAACCAGTGGACCGCCTCGGAGCTTGAAACGCTGAAGAAGCGCAAGCAGCCGGCAATCACCATTGACCGCATCGGCCCCAAGGTCGATTACCTGCTGGGCGTTGAGCAGCAGTATCGCGCCGACCCGAAAGCCTACCCGCGCACGCCGCAGGATGAGCAAGGGGCGGCGGCGGCGACCGATTCCATCCGCTTTGTGCTGGACGATCAGCGGTGGGACCGTGTGCGATCCGAGTGCTTCGATCAGTTCATCGTGGAAGGCGCGTGCGGCGCCGATGTCCGCGTCGTGGACAAATGCGGCGAGCTGTGTGTCGAAGTCAAGCCGATCATGTGGGATCGGATGTTCTGGGATCCGCATAGCCGCCGCCGGGACTTCAGTGACGCCAAGTACAAGGGTCAATTCTTGTGGATGGACGTTGAAGAGGCCGAAGCGCTTTGGCCCGACGTCGTTGACGCGATCACCACGACTCTGACAACCGAGGCTAGCAGCGACAGCGACACCTATGGCGACGTTCCGCGCCTGCGCTGGGCCGACCCGAAGCGCAAGCGTGTCCGCATCGCTGAATGCTGGGGCTTTGTGGGTGGAAAGTGGCATCACTACACCTACACCAAGGCTGGCATCCTGGAGCAGATGGAGTCGCCCTATCAGGACGACGAAGGCCAATCCGTTGACGGCTTTGTGTTCGGTTCTTGCTACATCGACCGCGACGGCAACCGCTTTGGTGTGGTGCGCCGCTGGATCAGCCTGCAAGACGAAATCAACAAGCGCCGGTCGAAGGCGCTGCACCTTCTCAACGTCCGCCAGGTCAAGTATGAGAAAGGTGCTGTTGATGACGTGAACGCCATGCGCCGCGAGCTTGCCAAGCCTGATGGCGCGGTTGAAGTGACGCCCGGCATGATGTTTGACGTGCTCGACACGGGCGACATGGCGCAGGCACAGCTGGGCCTGCTCCAAGAGGCCAAGACCGAGATTGACGCTGTGGGCGTGAATGCCGCAATGGCCGGCACTGAGTCGCGTGTGATGAGTGGCCGCGCGCTGCTGGCCCGCGACGAGCAGGGCAAGACCGAGCTAGGCCCGGTGTTCGATGCCTTCGCACAATGGCAGCTTGACGTGTACCGCGCCATCTGGTGCCGGATCAAGCAGTTCTGGACCGCTGAGAAGTGGGTCAGGATCACCGACGACGACCGCAACGTGCGATTCGTCGGCCTGAATCAGCCGATTACGCTGGGCGAGCAGCTGCTAGAGGAGGCCGAGCGCCAAGGGCAGGAAATCACGCCCGACATGCAGTATCAGGCGAAGATGAACCCGGCTATGCAGCGCATAGTTGGCACTCGGAACAACATGCAGAACATGGACGTGGACTTGATCCTCGACATGGTGCCGGCTACGGCAACGCTGCAATCCGAAGAGTTCGCGGCGCTGGCTGATCTTGCTGGCAAGGGTGTTCCGATCCCGCCGGATGCGCTGATTGAGGCGTCTAGCCTGCGCGGCAAAGACAAGATTCTCAAGAAGATGCGCGGAGAGGGCGAAGGCAAGATTCCTCCGCAGGTTCAGCAGGTTCTGGAACAGGCCCAGGCCGAGATTCAGGGCCTACAGCAGCGTTTGCAGCAGGCCGAGAGCGGGCTTCAGAAGGCCACGATTGACGCCCAAAGCCGCGAGCGCGTGGCGCAGATCAACGCCGCCGCATCGTTTGACGAGGCCACGCTTAACGCGCTGGCCGATCTTCTCAAGGCCAAGATTCAGCCGCCTCCCGACCTGTCGGCAGAGGTAAGCGGGGACTTGGCCGCTCGATAGCTTTCTCCTCCCTTCGCAGGGCATTGGCCCCGGTGGTTTCGACTGCCGGGGCTTTTTCTTTTGCGCGGGGGCCGTCGCCGGGTTTCGGGCGTGTTGACCGTCGCCGGGGTTGATCGGGCGTGTAGAGGGATGGAATGGGTGACTTGAACGAGTTTCTTGGCGAGCAACCCGCGCCGGAACAAGAGCATGAGGCGGCCCCTGAGGCTGTGGAAGCTCAACCGGAAGCGAGCACGGGCGATGAACAGCAGGCGCCGCCGGCCGAAGCCAAAGACGACCCGATTGAGACGCACCGCAAGGGGCTTGAAACCGCAGTAGTCGCAGAGCGGCGCAAGCGGCAGGAAGCGGAACAGCGTGCAGCGGCGGTTGAGGCGCAGCTTCAGCAGCTCATGCAGCGTTCGCAGCCGACGCAGCAGGCGCAACCGGACGATGGGGCTCCCAACCCGGAGAACTTCACCGACAACCCGCAAGAGTATTGGCGCCAGTTGGCCCGATACGAGGCGCGGCAGGAGTTGAAGGCCGAGAAAGAGCGCCTAGAGGCCGAGAGGCAGGCGAACGCCGCTCAGGAGCAACAGCGCAAGTTCATGGAGGCGGCGGCGGAAGCCGTCAAAGCCGGCCAGGCCGAGTTTGATGACTTCGACAACGCCATCAACACCGGCTTGGCGCCTTACATGACGCCCGTTCTTCAGCAGGCATTGGTGTTGACGAAGGGCGGCCACAAGGTCGCTTATCACCTCGCCAAGAACCCGCTGGAGGCGGCGCGCATTGCCCAGCTTGACCCCATGAGCATGCTCATGGAGCTGGGCGAAATCCGCACCAAAACGACCACTGCGCAACGTCCTTCCATCCCCAAGACGTTGACCACAGCAAGGGACGCCCGAGGCCAGTTTGCGGGCCAGGCGTTCGACGGACCCACACCACTTGACTCGATCCTGAGTCGCTAAGGAACCGAAATGCCTTTGACTAGCGCACGCGCGGGGCTGACCCCGCAACAATGGGACGATGAGTTTTTCAAGGCTTACGTCCGCGAGAACCGCTTTGCCCCGTACATGGGCACTGACGAGAACTCCATCATCCAAGTCAAGGAAGACTTGACGAAGAAGAAGGGCGACGCGCTCACCTTCGCGCTGGTCAACGAGCTGACCGGCAGCGGCCAGACGACCGGTCTGCTGGAGGGCAACGAAGAGGCGCTGGACAGCCGCTCGCACAAGCTGACCGTCGGCCCGATCCGCCATGCCGTGGCAATCACCGAATGGGAAGAGCAGAAGTCGGCCATCGACCTTCGCAACGCCGGCCGGGCGATGCTGAAGATGTGGATGATGACGAAGATGCGCAATGACATCATCACTGCGCTCGGCTCTATCAACGGTGTGGCCTATGGCTCGGCCTCGGCGGCGCAGCGCAACGCGTGGGTGGTGGACAACGCCGACCGCGTGCTGTTCGGCAAGCTGAAGTCGAACTACAACGCCACGCACGCCACCTCGCTGGCGAACATCGACGCCACCGACGACAAGCTGACGACTGACGCTGTTTCGCTGATGAAGCGCATCGCGCAGACCTCGGCCAACAAGATCCGCCCGATTAAGACGAAGGGCGATCAGGAGTGGTACGTGCTGTTTGCCAACTCGCTGGCGTTCCGCGACCTGTCGCAGAGCACGGCGATGCAGCAGGCCAACCGCGATGCCCGCGAACGCGGCGTGTTTGACAACCCCATCTTCGTCGGCGGTGAGCTGGTGTGGGATGGCGTCATCATCCGCGAGATCCCCGAGATTGCCAGCCTTGGCAACGTCGGCGCGGGCGGCACGGTCGCGGTGGCTCCTGTGTACCTGTGCGGCGCGCAGGCCATCGGCGTTGGCTTCGCCCAGCGCTCCAAGACGACCACGGAAGTGCGGGACTACGGTTTCGTACATGGCGTGGCTGTTCAGGAGATGCGCGGCATCCAGAAGCTCACGTTCGGCAGCACGACCAACGACACCGACGACCTGAAGGATCACGGTGTTGTGACGGGCTACTTTGCCGCCGTGGCTGATGCCTAAGTTCGCCTTCATCGGCGAAGAAGAGGAAACGCAGGGCTTCGGCCTTGTGTTTCCCCGTGGCGTGGGGGTCGAGGTGACCGATCCCCACGCTATCCGCAAGCTGTCCAACAACCAGTTCTTCGCCCAAGTGTTTGATGGCGTGCAGGTTGTTGGTGAGGACAAGCCAGCCAAGCGACGCGGCCGGCCTCCGAAGGAGCGCTAATGCCTAGCTACACCTGGAACCGCACGCGAGAGCAAGTGCGGGATATGGTGCTGCGCAAGCTCGGCGTGATCGGCGCGACGGACATCGCCGAGTCGGAGGACTCAGAAATCGTCTATGAGGCGATGGACGCGCGCCTCAAAGAGCTGCAAACGCTGAATGTGCTTTGGTGGCTTGTTGCCCCGGCACAAACGACGCTGCCGTTAACGGCTGGCGTTGCTCAGGCGTCCATCGCTGCAGACGACTTCCTGATTCCGGTTTCGGCTGCGCTTGTGGTGAACGGCGAACAGCGGCCGGTCGAAATCATCGGCCACCGCGAGTACCAAGAGATTCCCACCAAGAGCGAGCGCGGCCAGCCTTCGCGCGTCTTCATTAGCGGATCGGTTGCCCGCTTCTGGCCCGCGCCTGAAGCCAACTTTGATGCCGTCATCACATACCAAGCGATTGCCAAGGACGCCGAGACGGGTCAGCCGCTCGACATGCCCGCAGCGGCAGTGCGCGCGTTTGTTGACCTTGTAGCCGGCGACTTGGTTGACGACTTCGGAGTGGACGCCGGGAAAGGCGCCCGCCTGATGGCAAAGCAGCCCGCCGCGATTCGCACGCTAAAGCAAGTTGCCGCGCAGCCTGTCGCGGCGGTGGCGGTTGCGCCTGATTGGTTCTGAGGACACCCCATGACTCTCCAAGCTGCGGCCCTTGCCGCCTACGCATCGCACAACGCCACGGCGCTGGCTGGCGGCTTTCTGGATCTGCTGAACTCCGGCGGCTCTGTGCTTGCTGTGTTCAACCTGAACACCCCATCAGCCGGAACGTCAAGCGGGCCAGTCACGACGTTTGCCGGCTTCCCCAAGTCGGCGAGCGGCACAGCGGGCACGGTTGCATCGGCTAGGCTTCGCACGTCAACCGGCGCGGACTTCCGAACGGGCATTCCGGTGGGCATCCCCGGCAGCGGC